ATTTACATGTCAGAACAAGCAGTTGCAACAGCGCTAAAACTTGAGGCCGCACGCTACAGAAACGCGTCGTCGGCTATTCCTGCTGGCGTACTTCGACAAACGGGTGGCGAACCGTTAAGCGCACAAGAACTTGCAGATTTAGCGGCATCATTTAACGCGGCACGCGAAACAAATCAAACAGCGGCGCTAAACGAATTTGTTACCTACACAGAAACATTGACATCACCTGACAAGATGCTGTTAATTGACAGCGCCGAATTTCAGGCTATGGAAATGGCCCGATTGTGCAACATTCCGCCATACCTTGCAGGCATCAGCGTCGGATCGTACTCGTACCAGTCGAGTGCCGAATCGCGCATGGATTTGTGGACATTCGGCGTTCGCGCTTATGCCGACTGCATCGCTGGCACACTCAGCCAAAACAATGTGCTACCTAACGGCACTTATGTCGAATTTGATGTAGAACAATATTTGAAAGGCGAATACTCAATGGACGAAATGCGCGAAACAACCGAAACGGAAAGTGTAGTATCACCATCATGATCAAATTAGTCCCCTCACAGATCACGGTTGATGCGGCAGCGGCAGACGGATTGCCGCGCCGATCAATCAGCGGCGTTGCAGTCACCTACGACGAAACAGCCACAGTTTCAGACGGTACACGGGTAAGATTTTTGCAAGGGTCGTTACCAGTCACGGGTCGCGACCCGAAACTTTTTGGACAGCATGACAGCAACCAAATCATTGGCAAACTGGTGGATCGCGTAGATACTGCTGAAGGCATGATGTTCACAGCAAAGATCAGCGCCACTCGACTAGGCGATGAATATTTGACGCTTGCAAATGACGGCGTTATAGATGCGGTCTCAGTTGGTGTCAATCCGATCAAATTTAGTTACGACGACGACGGCACAATGATTATTGAATCTGCTGAATGGACCGAATTATCGCTGGTCAGTCAAGGCGCTTTTAGCGGTGCAATTATTGAACATGTTGCGGCCAGCAAACCAGCCGACGAGAGTATCCACGAAACACCAACAGAACCTGCTATACAATCAGATCAAGACACAACAAAGGAAACAGACATGACCGACAAAATCGAAGCACCAGTAGTTGAAGCAGCACAATCAACTGTTGACAAACTTTGGGCACAACCAAAACAAGAATTTAAGATGCCAACACCTGGCGAATACATGGCAGCGATGCACATTGGCGGCGACACATTCCGCAAAGTGCAGGAAGCATGCAAGGCAGCAGCCGCAAGAAATCAATCAGCGTTGCAAGCAGCCGCAGGCGACATCGTCACAACTGACACACCTGGACTTTTGCCAGTTCCAGTTGTTTCACCGCTGTTTCAAGACCTGAACTTTGTTCGTCCAGTTGTCACAGCATTTGGTGCGCGCGCGATGCCGAACACACCAAGCAAAACATTTATTCGACCAACGATCACCACGCACACCAGCGCGGCAGCACAATCATCAGAACTTGCCGCAGTATCGGCAACAACAATGGTTATCGCATCGAATGTTGTTACAAAATCAACTGTCGCTGGACAAGTCACATTGTCAGTTCAGGACATGGATTTCACCGATCCAGCAGCGATGAATTTGATTTTGAATGACTTGGCTGGCGAATATTTGATCGCTACCGACAACATCGCAGCCGACAACCTTGTCGCAGGTAAAACAGCGTCAGGGTCAACATGGACAGTTAATACAACCGATCCATCATCGTTGATTGAATCGATCTATGATGCGTCGCGCGAAATTGCAGAGGACAGCAACTACTTCCCGACTCACATTTGTGTATCACCAGATGTGTGGCAAAAATTGGGTCAGCAGTTGGACGGAGACAAGCGACCACTACTTGGCTACAACGGCGGCGGAATGACAACATTCAACGGCGTTGGCAACACATCAGGTTTGCAGTATTCGAGTCAGAATATTTATGGCCTAAACATGGTTGTTGACAACAACTTTGCATCGGGCACGCTGCTTGTTGTTTACGCACCAGGTTTTGAAATCTACGAACAGCAAAAAGGCGTGATGTCGGTAGAAGTACCTGCAACGCTTGGCCGAACATTTAGTTACTACGGCTATTTCGCTACATTCGTCGCAAAATCGTCGTTCATTCAGTCCATCGTTGTTGCCTAGTCGTAGGCGGCCAAACCGCCTATGGCAACATATAAAACAGCCACGAAACAACTACTAGACAACTATGCGTGCATTTCTACGCTTGAATCGTCAGAAATCGCGTTAGGCGAATCAGTAACTGTTTCAAGCTTAGCAGCACCATTCAGCGGAACATTTACAGTTTTAGCGTTACCGCAATACCAATTTATTGGTGTTGATGGTGAAACTGGCGAATTTTTATATGACACCAATATCGCTGTACCGAACCAAGTGCTGTACGCCTGCACAGGTACAGCAGTCGAATTTGTTGCCGACTATTCAGGTGTTGTCACATACACGCAGGTCTGCACATGGATCACCGCAACGGACATCGAGGATTGGATCGGCATAGGAACAGCAACGGCAGGCGACACAACATTCCTAACGATCTGTGCAGCCGCTTCGAATGCGTTCTGTTATCGCAGAAGGCAGGAAGTCGGATATGCCGATTCGCTTACAGTTGTGCCAAGTCAAGATGTCAAATTAGCAACCGTCATGTATGGCGGCGCGCTGTACCGTCAACGCGGATCAATAACAGACTTCGCATCATTTGATGGCATGTCGACAGGATCAACCAACGGTCTGTCGCCATTGGTTAAGCAACTGTTAGGTGTCGACCGTCCACAGGTGGCTTAATGCCTGTTGCATTTACTGATCTGTTTAATGAGGCGCTAGACGATCTCACAGCGACGCTGGTGGCGGCTACAGGTATGCCAGCGGTCGTCAACGATCCACGCAATATGCAACCGCCGTGTGTGTTTATAGACGCGCCATCGTTTGATGCTTGGAACTACAACATCGTCAAATTAATGTTCCCCGTCAAAATTATTACGCTAGGGCCAGCGAACCTAGATGCACAAAGATCGCTACTCAACATCATGTCGAAGGTACTGGCGGCCAATATTGCCGTTACCGATGGCAGGCCGACTAGTACGCTTATAGGCGGCGTTGAATATCCAAGTTACGAAGTGACCGCAAATGTTCAAGCACAAACGGCATAGGAAACAAACATGGCAAATTACCTAGTTACATCAGCAAGACTGGCAGGTTTCAAACCTGGCGATGTTGTTACCAGCGACGATCTAGATGGCGTAAACATTGAAGCGCTAGTCGAAGGCGGCCATATATCCACACAGAGCGCCAAAAAACCTGCTAAAACTAAAGACACAAACGAAAAGGAATAAAACATGGCAACCAGCGTCTATCTATCAAATCCAAATGTGACCATTAACAGCGTTGATTTGCGCGACCAATGCACCAGCGCAACATTAAACTATGTTTACGAACAATTAGAAACAACTGCATTTGGTGACACAGCACGCAAATTTGGTGCATCATCGGTGACATCGTTGCAAAACAACAGCGTCGAAGTTGAACTATATCAATCGTACGCAGGGTCAGAAACTGAGGCGACAATCTACGGTTTGGTCGGTATTCAAACAACTATTTTGCTTGCACCTGCAACTGGTATCGCATCGGCAACAAATCCGATCTACACGCTGACAGGCGCTTACCTTGAATCACACACACCGATTAACGCATCACTTGGCGAACTGTCAACAATCACGCTGACATTTACTGGCGGCGTATTAACTAAAGCGGTCGGATGATCGCGCGGCATTGGCCGCTGAAAACTAACAAAACAAGCCAGTCTTATAAAGGCTGTACCGAGAAAGGCAAATAATGCAATTATCACTAGAAGTTCAATTCCTAGATGGAAGCGATCCAGTCACAGTCGAGACAACACTATTCACGACTGTTCTATGGGAACGCAAATATAAACGCAAAGCATCAGAACTTGGCAGCGCAATCGGGCAAGAGGATTTAGCATATTTGGCTTACGAAGCATCAAAACTTTCAGGTGTTGTTGTGCCAGCAATGTTTGATGATTATTTGAAATCGTTGAAGTCTTGTCTGCCAACGGCGGTCAACGACCCAAAAGTAGGCGCGGTTCATACCGCTACGGATTAGCGCAGATTCTTGTGGCGACTGGTTTTTGGCCTGCTGAAATATCGTTTGAGATCGACGATATGAACACGGTTATTGAATTGATTAACAAAGATCGCAAGGCCCGAAATGGCTGATGCTGGCATCGATGCAACTATTAGCGTCGTCGGAATTAAAGAAGCATTGCGCGTTCTTAACACCATTGATAAATCTGCACGCCGACAATTAACCAAAGATTATAAAAAGATTGTTGATGTCGTAGTACAAGATGTCAAAGACAGTATTCCGTTTGGGCCGCCATTGTCAGGCATGGCGCGCAACTGGACAACAAAAAGCGGTGCAAAAATATTCCCGTATGAACCAGAATTAAACACGGTGCGCGCAGGTGTATCAGCAAAACGGCTTGGATCGTTTCGTGGATTCTCAACAAACTTGGCAACATTTTATGTTCGTTTCAGCGGACCATCGGCTGTAAT